GGACACTTCTCGAGCATCTCCCTCACTACGAGCAGGTAGAACATGCTCATCCTGGAGCCTTGCTAATTTTTGGCGGGGGCTCAGGTGTACACGTCTGCATGCTGATGGAGAGAGGGGCCGACAACCCTATGTTGTTCTCACACGGGCAGGAGTCTGGTCCGCTTCACATTAGCTTGGCTGAGGAAGCTGCATTCCACGCTGGGCAGACTCAGACCTGGCTCGATATCTCCCACCTCTAACGCCTCACCCTGGGAGGGAGGTGAGAGATGATTCTCTGCCTCTCTCCCGGGCTGAGGGACCCCAGAGTTTGAAGGGGCCACACCTTCGCTAGTTGTAGCACTTTCTCTGCGCCGTCGCGGTTCAAGTGGGGGATACGGCGCAGTACATCGTAGATTCTGATCTTCCTGAGACATCGTGGGGGATCGCGTAGGACGTCAGTCACTGTCAACTGATCGTTGTCTAGGGCGCTGAACGTCTGAGCGATCAGGGTGCGTGTGCGGCGTGCCTTCTTGAGGCGCTTCGCATTGCCGCTCATTCGAGGTCTCCGATGACTCGTCGAGCCTGGATGAGGGCATCCCTTACTCCGTCTCTGTTGCCTGGGGCAGTGACGACACCCGTTAGCCCTCCCGCCTTGTGGATCTTGTCGAGTACTGCCTGCTGGATGGAGGTGGGTGTATTTCCTGGGAGCTTCATTTCGATGCCGAAGAAGGCACCCTCGAAGCAGCCCGTGATATCGGGGAGCCCCTTTCTCTGGTGGGGCCCCCCATGGACCTTACTTGCGAAGCAAAGGGGTATCAGGTTGAGACCCTTCACTACCTCTCGAGTGAGTGCTGACTCGTTCATCTACATCTCATCGAGGTCAAGTTCTTCAATGTCCTCGTCCTCATCATCCTCTTCAGCCTTCTTGGACTTCTTGCCCTTCTTACCCTTCTTCGACTTCTTGGCGACGGGCTCTTCGTCCTCGTCTTCATCCTCGTCTTCGTCCCCATCGGGGACGTTGTCGAGGACATCGAGGCTGACGTAGTCGGCGACCTTCGAGTTGATGCGTCCCTCGTACTCATCGTCCACGACCGTGACGCCGAGCTCCATGCCGATGTACTTGGTGATGTTGAGGGCGACCTTCTTGCTAGGCACCGACACGCCCATCGCCTCGAGCACTTGCTTCAACTTCCAGAGGGACTCCTTGGTGAGCACGGTGCGGTCGCGCAGCTTCTTGCCGGCGAACTTGCCCTTCGTGATCTCGAAGTCCCACACGAGCATCTGGTTGCCCGCCTTGGACTCTTGCTGCTTGACTGCGTCGACCCGCACGCGGTAGTCGTCCTCGGGCACGCGGACACGTCCACTGCTTTCGACTCCGCTGAAGTCAACACTAAGTATCTTCGCCATTATTCGTCATCCCTTCGGTCTGCGTCGATAAACACCTGCATAGTGGGGTTACGGATAACGGCGGGTACATCTAGCCGACTACCCGTAGGGTACCTATCGTGAGGAGCAGTGAGCATGAAGTGCTCGATCCTCTTGGTTTCCTTGTTCTGTTTCCTGTTGATTACTCGGACCTCCTTGGTGAACATTCTCCCGATCACATCGACCGCCGCGAGCAGTGTACCCCGAGAGCCTGGCGAGAGGTCAGGTACTCGATCAGTCTCACCCTCCTCATTGTCCATGCTGCGCTCCTGTACGAGGAAGATACCATGCATGGATAGGTTGCGGAAGTTGAGGATGAGAGGCTTCATCAGCTCACTCACCTTCAACCAGTCCTGCATCTTAGGTGTTTGTGGTGGGCGGTAGGGATCCCTATCCTCCGCCTCCGCAAGCACGTGCTTCATGCAGACGTGCTGGAGCTGTGTGGCTGTGTCGATGGTGTAGCACTTGAACTTCTTCTTGGTACTACCCTGTGTGCTCGCCTTGAGAAACCAGTAGGCATACACCACGTCGACCCAACTCTGAGCTTGGAAGACACTGACACCCTCAGCATGGCGGACAGACTTAGTGCCCTTCTCGTTGATGTCGATGATGATAGTTCCCGGGAGTGATGCCCCGAACACTGTCTTGCCCTTCTTGTTGGGCGCTTGCACTAGCACCCGTGTGTAGGGGTCCACCTCGTCTACGCCGATGATGCGATCCTCCACCTCTTTGATCTTGGATGCCTTACTCGCCATCAGGCGTCCTTCGCTTTCTGGGTTCGACGGGTGAAATTCATTTTGATGATGGGACGAATGTTGCCTCCATATAGTTCGGTGATACAAAGGTCCTTGTAGTCACATGAGTACTTGCAGTCGTTCTCGAACGAGCGAGGGAATCGCTTGTTCTTCTCGGCTGAGAGGATCTCTGTGGCTGTCTGCATTGCTTCTCTCAGCACAGTACGCACAACAGGCGGATCTTTCGGGATCGGAGTGCGACGGAAGAACCTGTCCCGTTGGTTCCGTGCGATATGCTGAAGTATGTCGGAGTAAGATGCAGGGTCAAGATCAAGCCGACGTATCTCGGAGTAGTAGGTGAAGAGGTCAGTATCAATCCTTTTCTCCTTGCTTAGTCCTCCCGACTTGAGTATCTTAGGAATAGTAGGTGCCTTCGTCCGAATCTCATCGTACATAGCACCCCGCATATTCCTGTAGCCTAGTGCCTCGAGGCTACCGAAGTACAGCGTGAGCTGGGGGTCAATCATCATGGACTCTGGGTCAGTGAAACTCTTTCTCGTCTTGTAGTCCACTGCCCACAGCCCGCCGTCGATGATGTCCTCGACGATCTTGTCCACGATGATGCGGAGCTCCACCCCGTTAGGGAGGGTAACTATCTCATCCATCTCCGTGTCGATCACTCGGTACCGCTGCTCGTCCCCCTTGTAGTACCTCTTGTACGAGCGCATGATGCGAGCACATTCATCGGGGAGGTCACCGAGGTCCTCACGCTCCTCCTCCCACAAGTTGTAGAACTTCTTAGTCAGCAGCTTGTGTCGCACCCGCCAGTCCTCACCGTCGGCGTCAACCATCAACAACTCGTGGATCCATGACCCCCGCTCGAGTTGGAGCTTACGCTCCTTGCGCTTGAGGTGGAGAACGTAGCGGTATCGGTAGCGGTTTGGGCAGCGCCTGTAGGTGTTGAGTTTGCTGTTGCTGACTTGGATGAGACTCATGCCGACAACCTATGAGCAAGCTTGCGTACTGCCTCGCCGTCATCGTGGACCCGAAGGCGGATCTTCTCGAGATACGCACGCTCCTTGTCAGTGAACGTCTCGTCCCAGTCTGGATGAGGCCACAGGGCCAACGTGCTGTTGGCGACTGTGTTCAGGATACCGAACGATGCGAGTAGCACCTTGCTTGCTGCCTTACGCTTCTGGCGATTCAGTTTCATGCGAGTCCTCGATTTCCCGACTGAAAAAAAAGCTCCAAATCGGGAGTTCCCAGTATAGGGAAGTTTTGTGTGTATGTAATTATCGCATCCGCGGTTACGGAGCGTAAACGGTCCCAGTACCCCACGACTGCCCTACTTTCACTTCCACTTCTATCGGGACGTCGATCTGCGCCCCGAATACCTTGCGGAAGTAAGCCATGTCCTCCATCGTGTCCTTGATGAGGGGGGCTATCTCGGCGATGTGGGTAGCGCGTACCTGGGACAGTACGGAGTCGTGGATCGACCCTACTACACGCGCGATGCGCGGGTCAAACGACTCATGTAGTCTCACTAGGCTTGAGAGGCACATATCGCTTGCCAGCGACTGTACGGGCGAGTTGATCGCCTGACGCTCTGCCTCAGCGCGCACGCCCTTATCAGACGAGTCAATGTCAGTCAGGTGCCTCACACGCCCGAAGAGGTTAGTCACCTTCTTGTACCGCGTCGCTAAGCGCTTCTGGCGGTCGTGCCACATCTTCAGCTTAGGATAAGCTTCGTGGAATCTGCGGTACACTACGCTCGCTTCGGAGTAGGACACCTCGATGCCGTTCGCCTTACAGTAGTCGACGTAGCCTCCTTGCCTACCAGGCTCGCCGGCGCTCATACCGAATAGCAGACCGAAGTTAGGATGCTTACCCCAGATGACTCGCTCGTCGGTAGTGATGTCCTCACGAAGCTTCTTGAGGATGCTACCCGCCGTCTCGTAGTGCATATCCCTCCCTGTGGCCAAGATACGTAGCATAGTTGTCTCGTTCGCCAACATGGCGGCGATGCGGAGCTCGATTTGGGAGTAGTCCGCCTCTACGAGTAGCCACCCGTCAGGAGCGCCGAAGATGCTTCTCACCGTCGGGTCGCGCGGCACTTGCTGCATGTTTGGTCCCCGCGAGGAGAGTCGCCCTGTCACTGTACCGTGCAGTAGGTAGCTCGTATGGATGCGAGAGTGATGGTCGAGTTGTCGAGCCCAGGGCGTGAGGTAAGTGGTGAGGAACTTGTGGTGCTTGCGGTACTGGAGGAGACTCCGTGCTTGCTTGTTCTTCTTCGCCAGTGAGAGTAGTACTCCCTCCTTAGTGGATGGAGCGCCGCCCTTAGTGAGCTCTTCTGCCTCGAGCCCCAAGTCAGTGAAGAGCCACTTTGCCACCTGCTGCGGTGAGTTGTAGTTGATGCCCCCACTCGACTTGTCCATCTTGCGAACGTGCTTGGCCACAGTCGATACGGTGAGCGCTGTGACGTCTTCCAGCTTCTTGGTATCGACCCAGATACCGCCGCCCTCGACTTGAGTGAGCGCGTTGCTCGCCGGCATCATCAGCTTCACGAACAGGCGGGCGAGGCGTGGTTCTGCCTTCAGCAGCTCTCGGTATAGGTAGTACAGCCGGAGAGTGCTGTCGCAATCTATTCCGTTGCGGGTGGCGAGCCGTCTGAGCGGGATGCCGCGGGGGTTCGACATATCTCCCGCCGTCGCCGACTTCCATGAGTCCATCCCCAGGTCAATCTCTGAAAGACTCTCGAGACTCTTCGAGCGATTCTCGTCCAGAATGTGCGCCGCCAGCATGGTGTCGAAGGCGACTCGTAGGTATATTCCACTAGCTGCTGCCCATCTGGCATCGAACTTACCGTTATGTGCAACGAGCTTGGGGTGTCCCTCCAGAGTATGCTTGAGCCGTCGAAGAAGCGCATCACAGTTGGACCACGGAGCGTCTGGATGATGTAGAGGGAGGACTGCTGCCTGCCCTGGCTCCCAGCTGAACCCCGCCATAACGAGTTCGGCACCTGGTCTCCATTCCTCGAGGCCATCGGTTTCGAAGTCGAATGCTATCACCCCCGCTTCTTGGAGCTTGCGGATGAGCCAGTGAAACTGACGGAGGTTCTTGATTAGTCGGACTTGGGTACCTTGGACTTGGGGTTGCTTGGAGCCTAGTCTAGAGAAGGCAGCTATGTCAGCCCTGATAGCGGGTAAGTATCTCGGCGACCGTAGTGCTGCGGCGGGGTGGAAGGTAGGAAGTACTGGGATCTCGCCCAGCATAAATACCTTCCCCCTGTACTTCGTTATCCCGCTCCTACCCGTAGTAGCTTGCAGGGCGGTATTGCCCAGGGCGAGGATACGCTCGGGCTGAACCTTCTCCACCTCAGCAGCTAGATACCCACTACACGCCTTGACCTGAGACCTACTGGGTGTGTCGTTGTTTGTGGGCCTACATTTACATGCGTTGGAGATGTAACACTCACTTCTCGATAACCCCGATGCGACCAGCAACTCGTCTAGGAGCTTACCTGCGGGGCCTATGAAAGCCCTATGCTGCTCGTCCTCACGGGCGCCGGGGGCTTCCCCTATAACCATGTATTTCGCCTTCTTGGACCCGTCACCCAGTAAGCAAACGTGTTGAGCACCCTCGTGAAGTTCACATAGGGTACAGTTGGGGTCCCGTATCTTGTCACGCCAATCAGGCATACCTTCGACCTACTCTCTT